AAAGGTTCTGATAAAAATGTGTTACAAGAGTTAACAGATGAATATAATATGGCTCAAAGAGCTAAACAAGCATCTATGTACCCTGGTTATTATGGTGCAAATGAAAAATTTTCGGAAGGAGGCATAGCTAGTTTAAATGTCAATAAAAAATAAACCAACAAAAAAGAAACCAAATTTAGCACAAAAGATGCAAGCTAATCCTGGTTATAAATGGTGGGCACTACCCCCTAAAAAAGGACCACTATCACAGGGGTTGAAATTACCACCAAAACAAGTTAAGAAAGTCTAGGAGAAAAATATATGGCAGATATAGATAAGTCTCTCCCAAACGTTAAACGACCAGAAGAAGAAGTTGCAGAGGAAATTAACGTTGAGGAGATTGAAGAATTAAAAGGACCAATCGAAGTTACAGAAGATGATGAAGGGGCAACAGTTGATTTTGACCCTAGCGCAATGCCTTTACCTGAAGAAGGTGATTTTTTTGCAAACCTAAACGAATTACTTCCAGAAGAAGATACTGATGCCATGGGTAGTCAGTTACAACAAGACTACATGGAATATAAAATGTCTCGTAAAGAATGGGAGCGAGCATATATTACCGGTCTTGACTTATTAGGATTTAAATACACAAACAGAACAGAACCTTTCCAAGGAGCATCAGGTGCAACTCACCCTGTGCTAGCTGAAGCAGTCACTCAGTTTCAAGCACTAGCTTACAAAGAATTATTGCCTGCAGATGGCCCCGTTAGAACAATGGTGATGGGTAAGTCAGATCCACAAAAAGAAATGCAAGCACAAAGAGTTAAAAATTTTATGAACTACCAGATCATGGATCAGATGAAAGAATATGAATCTGACTTTGATCAAATGTTATTCTACCTACCTCTATCAGGTTCTACTTTTAAAAAAGTTTACTATGATGATTTATTGGGACGAGCAGTTTCTAAGTTTGTTCCAGCAGATGACCTTGTTGTTCCGTATACGGCTACCTCATTAGACGATGCAGAATCAGTCATCCACATTGTCAAGATGTCAGAAAATGAATTAAGAAAACAGATGGTATCTGGATTTTATTCTGACATCGAGTTGACAAAACCAACAGATGCAAACACAAATGAATTAGAAGAAAAAGAGAGAGAAGTAGAAGGACTTACAAAATCCCAAAGAACCGAATCCATGTATACAATTCTAGAATGCCACGTTAATCTAGACTTAGAAGGTTTCGAAGACCTTGGCCCCGACGGAGAGCCAACGGGAATAAAATTACCTTACGTCGTTACAATCGAAGAAGGTAGTAGGAGAGTTTTGTCTATTAGACGAAACTTTGCGCCCAATGATCCAAAGAAAAATAAAATCCAATATTTTGTCCACTTCAAATTTCTGCCAGGACTAGGATTTTATGGCTTAGGATTAATTCATATGATTGGCGGATTGAGTCGTACTGCAACTGCGGCTCTCCGTCAGTTATTAGATGCAGGGACATTATCAAACCTACCAGCAGGATTTAAGCAAAGAGGTGTCAGAGTAAAAGATGATGCCGCAAATATACAACCAGGAGAATTTAAAGATGTTGACACTCCAGGTGGTAATCTAAAAGATGCATTCGTATTCTTACCTTACAAAGAACCATCACAAACTTTATTACAGTTGATGGGAATTGTAGTTCAAGCAGGACAAAGATTCGCGTCCATTGCTGACATGCAGGTTGGGGACGGGAATCAACAGGCCGCTGTTGGTACGACCGTGGCTCTTTTAGAACGTGGTTCAAGAGTGATGTCAGCAATCCATAAAAGACTGTACGTAGGTCTAAAACAAGAATTTAAATTACTTGCCAAAATATTTGGTGAGTCTTTACCACCAGAATATCCTTATGATGTTCCTGGTGCATCAAGAAATGTTAAAGCAACAGACTTTGATCAAAGAGTAGACATTTTACCAGTAGCTGATCCTAATATATTTTCTATGAGTCAGAGAGTGTCACTTGCACAAGAACAATTAAGATTAGCAACTTCTAATCCGCAGATGCATAATATGTATGCTGCTTACAGAGGTATGTACGAGGCGATTGGTATAAAAGATATTGATAAAGTTTTACCACCTCCTCCACCGAATCAACCAAAAGATCCAGCAATCGAACACATTGATGCAATGGGTCAAAAACCTTTCCAAGCGTTTCCAGGTCAAGATCATAGAGCACATATAACTGCTCATTTAAATTTTATGGCTAGTAATTTTGTTAGAAACAATCCTAGCATCACTGCAGCGTTAGAGAAAAATATTATGGAGCATATATCATTGATGGCACAAGAACAGGTACAACTAGAGTTTCCACAAGAAATGCAGATGTTACCACAACTACAACAAGCAGCTGTTCAAAACCCACAAGCACAACAACAGCTACAACAGATATCTCAAAAGATAGAAGCTAGAAAAGCATTGTTGATTGCGGACATGACGGAAGACTTCATGAAGGAAGAAAAAAACATTACTTCTCAGTTTGATCACGATCCATTACTTAAATTAAAACAAAGAGAAGTTGATTTAAAAGCTATGGAAGGTGAACGTAAGCTAAAAGAAGATGAAGCTAGAATTAATCTTGATAGAGCTAAAATGGTACAAGCAAAAGATCTAAATGATAGAAAACTTGAACAAAATGAAGATTTAGCTCAATTAAGAGCTGATACATCTATTGAAAAATCAATGATGTCTGCAGACGTTAAATTAACGTCAGATGCTATGAAGGCTAGAGACGTAAATGTCTTGAAAGGCCCTCGAAGTTAATATATATAATAATCAAGGAGAAAATTATGAAGGATCCAAAAATAACAAAACCAGTTGGAGTAAACAAAGACGGTTATGCTAGTGGCGGAGTTGATATAGAAATTCCTTCTCAGAACTTACATTTAGATCCAAGATCTAAGTCAAGTATCAGAGGAAGAAACTATGTTGCTCAAGGTGACACTGTAACTGTTAAAGGAACTGGTAAAGCTAGAAAACAAAAAGCTACTTGGTACTAACATGTGGTTTTCGGCAATTAAATTAGCCGTCTCTGCTGGAAGTAAGATTTATGCTAATAAGCAGAAGACGAAGATGGCAATGTCAGACGCACAGTTAATGCATGCGTCTCGTATGGCCGAAGGAAAAGAAGCTTACCAAGGAAAACTATTAGAAGCCAGACAATCGGACTGGAAGGACGAGGCAGTTTTGATAATTTTAAGTTTGCCCATAGGAATTTTGGCCTGGGCAGTCGTATCGGATGACCCGACAGCGATGGACAAGGTAAAACTGTTCTTCGAGATGTTCTCAGAGCTTCCAAAATGGTTCACAAATTTATGGATCCTTGTCGTGGCGAGCATCTATGGTATAAAGGGAACACAAATATTTAAACAACACGGAGGAAAAAAATGAGAAACGATTACGGAACAAGACCTTACATCTCAAGATTCTCAGGTAAGACTACAAAGTCAGCACCTAAGAAACAAACAGCTAACGACAAGTTAGATGAATCTTTAGGTGAAAGAGATGGTAAAGAGTCTACTAAGTCTCAATCTTTTAAAGATAGAAGAGACGAGTCAAGAGGAGAATAATTAGATAATGAGATCTTTTAGATCACCTAACGCTGGTCAAACGTCTTTGACTTTGCAACATGCAACAAGTCCGAGATCAGGATATAAACCACCTGTTGGACATAATGCAGATGGTTACACAATGGCTGTGCCAGTTAAAATGGCTAAAGGTGGTTGGATACAAGACGCAACTAAATCTATTAAAAAAAGAGGAACTAAAGGCAAGTGTACACCGATTACTAAAAAAGGTTGCACAGGCAGAGCAAAAGCTTTAGCTAAGACTTTTAAAAAAATGGCTAAGAAAAGAAAAAAATAATGAAATTTATTAAAAAATTAATATGTAAAATTTTTCACATTAAGGCATGTCAATGTCCTGATGATGTAGATGAACATGTAGAATATTTTACTAAAACACCAGAACCAGATGTTCCGGTTTATGAAGACAATCCAATACATTGTGGTTCGCACAAAAAATTTAGAAAATCTTGTCCTGCATGTATTGCAGTAAGACAATAAAGGAGAAATAAAATGTATACAAAAGGATACAAAGGTAGAAAAACAGCAAAAGGTTTAAAGGAAAGTTTAAAAGATAAACTTAATCCTATGAAAAAAGAAAGGGTTCTTTCTGGATTAGCTGCTGATGATACAAAATATAAAAAAGGTGGAAAAGTTAAAAAGAAAAAGAAGGGAAAAAAATAATGGCTAAACGTGGTTTGTACGCGAATATTCACGCGAAAAAAAAGAGAATCGCTGCTGGCTCAGGTGAGAAGATGAGAAAACCTGGAGCTAAAGGAGCACCAACTGCTGCTAACTTTAAACGAGCAGCTAAGACGGCTAAAAAACCTAAAAAGAAAAAGGCATAATGGCTGATAAACCTATAAGAAAAACTACTGGTAAAGGTGGTAATTATAGAAAAACCAAAGCTGGAGCAGGCATGACTAAGAAGGGTGTCGCTGCTTACAGAAGAGCAAACCCTGGAAGTAAATTAAAAACAGCCGTGACTGGTAAAGTGAAACCGGGATCAAAAGCTGCAAATCGACGTAAGTCGTACTGTGCGAGAAGCGCAGGCCAACTCAAACGATCATCTGCAAAAACAAAAAA